GACATAATACTTACCAACACTAGGCATCTTTCCACTTTCTTTTATAGCATTCAATATCTCAGTCATTGAATCATCGGCGTCTTCTGTTCCAATTAGATTATCCAAAACACTACGAATGCGATTACTCTTATCACTTGTAGGATTTGGATCTTTTCTTTGTTTGAGAGTCTTTCTTGGCATTATTTGATACCTAAGTCGTCTTCCGTGAAAATCTTAAACTCATATCCTTTATCAGCACACCATTCTTCTGCTGCCTTCCACTTTGCCTGATTCTTAACATATTCATAAACCTCATAGATATATCCCTTTGTCTTTATCTTTTGTGGTATAGGTTCTATTGTTTGTTTTTTTGGTTTGATTTCAATTATATATTTTTTAATCTGCCCATTACTTTCTTTGACTTTGATATAAAAATCTGGAAAGTATCTATGAATCTTATTGTCTATTGGAGATCTGTAAGGAACTGCAATTTCTTCCGAGAACCATTCTAAAATATTCTCATTCGTATCACAATATACCATAAATTTGCGTTCCCACAAAGACCTATACACAATGTTTTGGGAATTTCCTTTATACTTTTGTGGGAATGCTGGTTGATATTTTCCCTTGTAAGACATCTAAATAAGTATACTAAGACTTATAAAAGGTATTTAGAGTGGTCAGACCTCGTAGAATATCAGATTTTAAACCACTATTCACCAATCTTGCTCAGTCTTCGCACTTCCAAGTTATATTTGGTGGTTTGCCAGGTCAACTTTTAGCATATCTTTATACTAGAGGTGTTGATCTAAGATTCATTGCCGAAGATGCCGGATTACTCTGCCATTCTGCATCACTACCAGGAACAAGCTTTGCAACTGCAGATATCAATAATAATTTTACTGGAGTAAATGAAAGAATTGCTCATCGTAGAATTTTTACGGAAATTGGTTTAGAATTTTATGTCGATAAGGATTATAAAACTTTAAAGTTTATAGAGCACTGGATGGAATTTATTTCTGGTGGATCTAATGCAGATCCATACAGAGATGGATATCATTTTAGAATGCAATATCCAGAAACATACAAATGTAATACAACCAAAATCATTAAATTTGATAGGGATTATAACAGAGAAATTGAATATAATTTCTTTGGACTTTTTCCACTTTCTTTAAATTCTACACCCGTAAGTTACAATGGTTCTGATGTGTTACGAATCAGTGCCACATTTAATTATGAGAGATATATTTGTGGTAAGGTATTAAGTTGGGATGTTGCGAGAAATGTTGATGGTAATAAAATTTTTAGTGCTGTTAATGTTGTTAATACTGCCAGTCAATTAACTAGACTTGCAACCGGTAGAGATGAACTATTGTGGAGAAACTCAAATCTTGGAACTGGTAGATTAGATGATCCGGGAAGACCAAGAGGTATTGGGGATGTTGCATATGATCGTTCTCGTAGAGTCGTCTAAATAATTTTAACTGAACTTTATAGGTTATTATGCCTTTACCAAAGATTGCGACTCCAATTTATGAGTTGGAAATTCCATCATTAAAAAAGAAAATTAGATATAGACCTTTCCTAGTTAAAGAAGAAAAAATTCTAATCATTGCACTAGAAAGTGAGGATTCAAAACAGATTGCGAATGCGGTTAAGAATGTTATTTCAAACTGTATTTTAAGCAAAGGTATTAAAGTAGAAGATCTCGCAACATTTGATATTGAGTATTTGTTCCTCAATATTAGAGGTAAGTCGGTTGGTGAAACTGTAGATGTTTTGATTACCTGCCCTGATGATGGTGAGACTCAAGTTCCAACCAGTATCAATCTAGATGAAATTGATGTTGAATCGAATCCAGAACATTCACGTGATATCAAGTTAGATGAAACTTTAACCTTGAGAATGAGATATCCATCAATGATGGAGTTTATTAAGAACAATTTTGATTCTAGTGAGAGTGTGAGTGTTGATGATACATTCGACTTGATTGTTTCTTGTATTGATCAAATTTATTCCGAAGAAGAGTCTTGGATTGCAAGTGATTCTACAAAGAAAGAATTATTGGAATTCGTTGAGCAGTTAAGTTCCAAGCAATTCAAAGAAGTTGAAAAGTTCTTTGATACGATGCCCAAACTTTCTCATACAATTAAGATTAAAAATCCTAATACTAAAGTTGAGAGTGAGGTAGTTCTGGAGGGATTATCTGCTTTTTTCGCGTAAGTATGGCGCACACTGACCTTGCGTCATACTACAAGACAAATTTTGCTATGATGCAGCATCATAAATACTCTTTGACTGAACTTGAAGATATGCTTCCTTGGGAGCGCGAGATTTATGTAACCTTACTACAAAATTATATTGAAGAAGAAAATCTAAAGAACCAAGCAAATGGCTGATCTCGCACAAGTAGCACAAAGTGGAGTAGATCCTGCATCAGGATCATATTTGTCTGCGGAAAAAAGAAAGGCAATATTTGCAAGAACTCGGGTATCATCGAATGTATTTGGTCGTGGTGGAGCACTGGTTCCTATTAATAAGCAATCAGATTCTGGGGCATTAGTTACAACAGCAGTACAGAATCAAACTCAGAACATATCTTCACTGCAGGGGCAAATTAATTCTTTAAGATCCGAAGTTAATGATTTTCGTACTGCTTTAAGTAGAATTACAGATTTAATTGCTTATGATAGTGTTCTAGAGAAGAATAGTATAAAGCAAGAGCAAGAAGAGCAAAGAAGAGCAACCGAACAAGGATTGAGAATAGGCAGAGAAAGTTTAGTAGAAAGAAAAATACAAAATGCATTAATTGCTCCTGCTCAGGCAATTGCACAAAGAACACAATCTATTTTAGATAAAGTAAAACAATTCTTTACAACATTATTCATTGGATGGTTAACAAATCAAGGAATAGAAACTCTTAGAGCGTTATCAGAAGGCAATGGTAAAAAATTAGAAGAAATCAAAGATAATGTTCTAAAGGGTCTTGGAATTGCTGCCGGAACATTATTCTTATTGAATGGTGGATTTTTTGCAATTGCCTCGACCATTACCAGATTATCTCTTAAAATTGGTGGATGGTTAATTAAAAATACTATTGGTAGATTTTTTGGAGCACTTGGAAATTTATTGAAGTCTGGTGGAAACGCACTAGTTTCTGGGGCACGGGCTGGAATAAGAGCACTTACTGGAGCAGGTCCAAAAGCAGTACCTGCAGCAGCAGGTGGCGCAACGGTGGCAGCAGCAGGTGGTGCTATGGATGATGTTGCTAAGGCAGCAGCAAGAGGTGGTGGTGGATTATTAAAAAATACCGGAAACTTGCTAAAGGGTGCTGCAAGTTTTGGATCAAAACTTTTTGCACCAATTAATATTGGAATAGCTGCATATAGATATTCTCAGGGTGATATGGTTGGAGGAACTTTATCTGCTGCTTCTGCATTGCCGCTAGTTGGATTGCCTGCTGTTGCATTGGATATTGGCAGAGAATTTGGTGCTTTTGAGGGAACTTTTCTTGGAAAGAATGAGAATACGCAACAACCAAAGGCGCAACAAGCAAAAACAAAACCAAAAGTAGATAAATCCAAGCAATTAGATGCTTCCAAACCAGCAGAATTTGGTAATATTGATGTTCCAGCAGAGGTTTCACCACAGGCACAGACTACGAGAATACCATCTGCCGCATTTAATCTTGGACCAGCACCTGAAGCAAAACCAAATGTAGTGTATAAGAGAACAGGTTCTTCTGCTCAACAACGATCTGGTGCTGCTCCTACAGGTGGTTCCGTAAATGAGGTTCCGGCAATATCAGCATCAAATCCGGATAACTTCTATGTTCTTTATTCCCAAGTCAATTATAATGTGGTAACATAAGATGGCACCAGTTATAACTCCAATAAAAAGTTTTACTAATATTAATACAGCAATGAGATCTTTGAGATCTGGATTGGGTGGAATAAAAACGAAGACTGTAAAACTTAATAATATTCTATTAAAAAAGACAAAAGTAAAGAGAGAATCAATAGCAAGAAATTATATTCTTTCTCAAAGAAGGCAGGAATCTGAAAGAAGAAAAAATAGAGAAGATATAATAGAAGCATCAAGTATTGGTGGAGTATTTAAGAGGCAGGCAAAGGCAATTGCTTCAAGTACTAAAGGATTCTTGGGGAGAATTATGGACTTCCTAGGTACTTTATTGGTTGGGTGGTTGATGTATAATCTACCATCAATTATTACGATGGCACAGGAATTAATTGCTAGAATACAAAGACTTTATACTATTGTAACTGGATTTTTTAATAATACTGTTAAAATTTTTAGGGGATTTGGAAATGTTCTAGGTGCAATTGGTAAAAATATTCTAACCTTTGATTTTACTGATAGTAATAAAAGAGTTGAGAATGCGATGAAAGATTTGAATACTAATTTTGATGATATGCAGAGTCAGTTTGATGAAGGATTTAGATTACTCACGACATCTCTGGGTGAAGGAGTTGCTAGTGGTGTGGATGCTAAACCTACTGGGACAAAATATGAAAATGAGAGTATGCAAGAACCTTCTACTCCTTCTGGTGGTGGAAATATATCAACTACGCAAAAACAAGCTTTAAATATACTTTCAAAATATGAATCTGCTGGTGCAGGGGGATATAATGCTGTCAATCAAATTGGAACTAAAGGTGGTAGAGGAACTTCTGGATTCAGTGGAGATTTTCGTAGTATGAAGCAGCATGGTGGAAAATCTTTAACTGATATGACTATTTCTGAAATTATGAGTTTACAGGCAGAAAGACCTGGAATGTCCAATCAGGAATGGATACGACAAGGCAGATTACACGCTGTTGGTAGATATCAGTTTATTGGTGGAACTCTGCCGGGGGTTGTTAGTAGGTCTGGAATACCGACCAGTGCTAAATTTACTCCAGAAGTTCAGGATTTGTTAGCATTACAATACTTAAAAGAGGCAGGAATAGGAGCTTGGATTGGTCCATCGGATAAAGCAACTAAAGAAGAAAGAGAAATTATTCAAAAAGCTAGAAAGGAACCTATAACATATAAACCACCCATTTCTTCTGGACAACAAACAGCACCAGCACAAACACAAGCACAAACATCGGCACCATCATCGACATCAACAGCAGTTGTTGACCAATTCAAAGGTAAACCTGGTGGAGCAGCAGGAATAATTACATCAGAACGGGGATTGAGATGGGGAAGAATGCACCATGGAATTGATATTGCTCCTGCAGGTCCTGGGTATTTTGTTGCATTAAAACTTTCTGGTAGAGTTAATCTCGTTTCTTTTGATTCTGGAGGTTACGGAAATTATGTTGATATTAAATCCGGAAATACCATATATCGATTCGCTCACCTGGCAAAGGTATATGTAAAGCAAGGGCAGACTTATAATGGAGAAACAATTGGTGAAATTGGAACTACTGGAGGAAGCACGGGAATACATCTTCACTTTGAAGTAAGACCAGGAGGTGGAGATTCTATAAATCCAAGACCATACCTAGGATTGCTATCAATTGGAAAAGGTACTCAATCAATAACTGGTGCTCCACTACCACAAGCACAAGTAACATCACTGGGAACTCAACAAAGGCAACAAATGTCTCAACAACTATCACAACAAAGAAATGGTCCTACTATTGTTGTAATAGAAGAAGACCCACCAGCACAACAACAAGTCTCTGCCGGAGGTGGTGGCGGAGGAATGATTCCTATTATAATTAATCCGTTAAATAGTTTCATCACAAAGAAACTCTTACTAGATCTAGCATACACATAATGTCAGTAAAAAAGTCAATTTACGAAGAACTTATACTTGAATCTAACGACCAGAAAAGGA